CATAGTTTGTAGATTGTCCTTTTATATAATCTACATCTATACTAAAATTAGGTCCTTTTATTGGAGGACAGGATAAATTATCTTGCTCATTTAATACAATAGTTTCTATTAAAGGATTACTCATCAATTTGGTAACCCATAATGTAGAATTATTTACTATATTTGCATTAAGTGGTGAATATAATTTTAATATATAAGATTCTATTTCATCAGCGGGTTTAACATATATGTTACCTAAATTATCTTCTGATTTTTTAGATAAAGTCCATTTATCCGTTTCCCAAGATGAAATTATAATTTGTTCGTTATTTCCAAAATTAGCTAAATGAGTTAAATATTTACTATCTAATTCTGGTTCAATTACTTGTAATGATTCTGTAAATGAATCAAATAATGCTTTTGATATTAGTTCTTCATTTAATTCTAAAGTAGGTATTATTAATTTAGTAACTACTTCATATTCGTTACCAACTAAATTTTCAGCACCACCTCTATTATGTGGTTGTAATATTAAAGTTACATTATCACTACCTACCCAATTAGGATATTGTTCTCTTAATGTCTTAATGTTTATTTTTAATTTTCCATTTTTAGGAAAATTTGAAAACATACCAACTCTACTACCATCTTTTAATTTTAACGAAGCATCAACACTTGTTGCTGAAAATGTAGAATATGTTATTTCATAATCTATATTATAATCTGAAAAGGATGGTATGTCCAATACATCAGGTGCAGTAGTTTCAGTAATAGATGGAAAATCATTTATAGAAATAAATGTTATAATAGTTTCGGCTCTTTGGCCTGTACCATAATTATCTCCTTCAGCTACTAAAATTATTTTTTTACTACCATATACCTTTTTAAAATCTTTTTGAAAATATAAAGTAACTTGCTTATCAGATGCCGGTACTCTTAAAGTAGTATTTTCATCTATATAAATAATTACGTTATCAGCTTGGTCTGTATTAAATGGTATAATTACAGCTTTTTCGGAATCCGATTCTTTTACATTTATAGTATAGTTAGGAGCTCCTAATGTAATCTTTGGTTCTGCAAATTTAATTTCTTTTACAACATCTGCTATTACTAAAAATGAATTTCTTAATTGCGATGCAGGTACATTAAATGCATATGGTACTTTATTTAATCTACTAAAATCTCCATTGAATTGAGATTTAATACCACTATAAATTCCTTCAATACCAATGCCATCTGGTAAATTACCTCTTACTTCAAAATTTACAATTGAATTATTTATAATTTCATTTGAAAATTCTTTTAAAATATTACTACTAATACCAACTACTCCACTATCCACAATCGTACTACCATATACAATTTGATATGAAAGAGATAATGTATCTCTTACTTCATTTGGTAAATTTGAACTAAATGCAATTTCAATTTGTGAATTTGGATTTGGATTTGTTTTTATTATTTGGTCAATTCCACCACCTTCTCTTGGTTTTATTGGAGGAGTTGAAATTGATGATTTAAATCTTAAAGCAATACTACCAAAATTAAAATTTTGAGTTTGTTGTTCTTCCCAATTATCATTTACCAATCTATATTCAGTAACACCAATACCATCTGTTTCAAATGAACCTATTGCTAATTGTTTTATAGCAACTACAAATTTTGATAATACTTTACCATTATTTAAATTAGCAGTATATGTTTTAGGGCCGTTGAATTGTAAAGATGAATTATATATTACATCAACTGCGTTACCAAACCCTCTTGAATAACCATCTTCTATGAATTCTAAAGCAGAATCTTCACCAATCAAATGTATTGTCATTGGATTATTAGCAATTGGTGGAACATATGGTGGGAGTGGGTTTCCTCCACCTCCTCCGCCGCCTCCGCCATTACTAAAACCATTAGGATTATAATCTATGGAATTTGGGTATTCAAAAATTTGCTCTATTGCTTTTTCCAAAGTAATTGTTTATTATAAATATTTGTTTTATTAAAAGTCTCTACCTGTTATATCCGTATCTGCATCTGCAAATCCTCTATCATCAAATCCATTATAATAATCGGTTGTGCCATTTAATCCAGGTGGTATATATCTTGTATAACCACCACCACCTATAAATGGTTGTTCTATTTTAGGATTAGGAGTTGGTTCAACCGCAGGTGCTGTTGCCGGTGGTTCTATAACTGGCTCCGGCTCAGGCAAAGGAGCTGGTTGTGTTATTGTTGGTGGCTCTATTGCTATTTTCTTTTCAACAATAGTTTGAATTGGTAGTAAATCCCTTGTACCAACAACATTGACAGATGCCACATCCGGTGAATATATATTTCTTTTAATATCAACCCTTGTACTAAATGAATTTATATTATCTTGAATCTGCTTTCTTAATTCTACAATAGCAAATTCTTTAGGTAATTGTTTAAAATCAATATTTCTTCTCTTTAATGTTTTTATGTTAAATGAAATACAATTATTTAAAATTGATTGTATACTATTCATTAACATATTAAAATCATATTGTTCACAATCATCAAATCTTTTTTCAGATGGTTTTGCAAAATTAGATTGAGATATATCATAATATTTATTATTTACCCAATTCTTTATACTATCTCTGAAGTTTTCGAATATTCTAGTTCTAAATCCTTTAAAGTCTCTTAAACCAAAATCTTTTCTTAATACATTAATAAAATCATTTCCAAATTTAGCAACCATTACATCATCTATTTTTGTTAACGATGTTGCTTCAAATCTATCTAATGAATCTAATATATTTTTTTTATAATATTTAAAATCTTTATGTAAATTATCTAAGTTTTTGAATTGGTTATTTGTAAGTGCATTAACACCTACATCTTTTGTTTTTAATGGAACAATACGAATTTCTTCTCTAGATGGAGATACTTCTTGTATCCAAACTCTAGTCATATCATTATCAGTACCAACTCTATTTCTAACAAAATTTATATTAACTTTAAGAATACCATTTGTGAATCCCAAATCATTTAATAATTTTTCAATATTAATTGCAAGTTCTTTTTGTCCACCTTTATTAATAATATTATATAAATAATCTTTTATATTATTGGGCTTTATATATGCAACATTATTGCCTGTTTTATGTGGTAATAAATTATTATTGATATCATAAACCGAAACTTCCATTACATCTCGCTCACAATCGCCAAAATCGGTATCCTCTATTTCATTTTTTGATACAATAAATAAATCTTCGGATTGAAGGTATTGTCCTTGATTATCCGTTTTATTATTAATTGCATCAATATTTGTATATTTTTTAATACTCATAGTTTATTATATTAATATGAACCTGGATTTGCTTTTACAATATTACAAGGATATTCTTTTGATTCTGTAGTACCATCCGATTTTGTAGCAGTTACCTTAATAGTTCCTTTATAATCAGTAGTACTTCCCCATCCAACTGTTGCTCCCAAAAACGTCTTTCTCTCCGATTCAGCATTGCCTGGAACAGCATTTGCATTTATTTTAAAATCAATAGTTTGATTTCCACTTGCAGCTATTTCAAAATTATTGTTTGGTATTGTTAACCAATTCCAACCTCTAGCAGCTTTGTGTTCAATTGAAATCTTAACAGGCTGCGTATCGTTATTTGTTAATACCAACTGGCCTCCTAATTCAAATTTAGTTTCTCCGTAATTCTTTGCATTTATTTTTCCGGATAATCCTTTCGGCCCTAAGTCGGTTCTATTTTTCGCGCCTTCCCACTTAACAATAATACTTTTTACTAACGCATCACCACCACTAGCAGCTGCTAGATTTGATGTAGATTGTTGAATGGCTTGTTGTTGCTGAATTGCTCCTAATTGAGATTGTAAACCTTCTATTATTGAGTTTAATGAATCAATTTGCTTAATTAACGCTTCAATTTGTGCTTTAAAGCCGGTATTTTGAGCTTGTAATGAAGTTCTCAATATAGATTCATCAACTGATTTTTGTAATGATATTGCTATTTGTCCCGTAAAATCTTGTACAGTTGCACCCAATGTATCCAATTGATTTGCTAATACATCATTAGTTTGTTCAATTGATAACCTATTATTTATTTCAGTTTGAACTTGTGATTTTAAATCAGATACTTCTTGTTTTAATGTTGAAACGGATAATGTTAAATCAGTAACTTGTTTTCTTAAATCTTCATTTTCTACTACTTTTTCTGTATATAATGGTCTTGGAACTAAATCTAAATTTATTTTAGGAATATCTGGCTTTAATTCTTTAACTTCTGTATCAATTGCTTTAACTAATTCAACATCATCTAATTTTGTTTTATTTAATGGTTTAAATACCAAAGATGATGCTATATTTGTATTATCAACAACAGTAACATTATATTCATTTTTTGCAATAGCAGAAGAACCTGACACACTTAAAATACTCTCTAGTGCACCATCGTTTTTTTCTTTTAATTTTTCAGCTATTGTTTCTAAGGGTGTTAATACCATTATTATACTATTTCAAAAATGAATTTATCGTCTATTATAGTAGATATACCACTCTCTACTATTTTAATTTTTAATTTATAAGTTCTATTCAATGGAAGCGTACTTAAATCCATTACAAAGTAATTAGATGTTAAATCACAACTTACTTTTGTAAAATCTCCAAATGGAAATATAATTTCCCCTGTTTTATAATCTTCTAATTGATAATAAGTTGTAGATGGTAAATATTTCACTTGGTCATATTCAAATGTAGTTCCAAAAGATTTTAAAGGATACATATCTCTACCCTTTACTCTAATTTTAACTTTTTCATTTTGTGGATATTCATTTTTTAAATTTAATAAAACCACTTTATAACCATCTTCAGCTGAACCAGTTACAGGCGTTAAGCTACCGGTAGCGAATACACTATCATTCCAAACTAATTCTAATTTCGGTTCATATATTGTATTTGTTTCCTTTGAAAAGAATTTTAATAAACCATAATCCAAATTATCATTTTCTGCATCAATACTATGTCTAACTATAAATCCGTTATTCTTCAAAGAACCACTAACTAATTGATGTATTATATTTGTCACATTCATTCTAACATCATCCGGCTCATTACTAAATGATTGTGTTGCTGAACCTGTAATAAACCATGTTCCACCTTCTGCATTTGCTGAACCCGTTGTTCCTGCTACAAATACTGCAGTACCCGCCGTTACATTATCTTGCCATGTATTTATTCCATCTCTATATTTCCAACTAACACCATCAGATGTTATATTATCAAATTTTGTTCCCGTTCCCATACTCCAACTTTGAGAAACTGCGTTTGCAAAGATTGAATACTCTAATGGAATTTCTTGTGAGTTAGCAGAACGCAATACTAAATATGTTTCCCAACTACCTGTTCCTATTGATTGTATTTCTGACTTAATTGAACCCGTATCGAATTTAATTAAAGTTCTAGCTATATCTTTGGTAGAACCATAATAAAGTTTACCTACTTCTAATATTGGGTCTCTACCCGCATTTTGTTCAGGCTGTTGAAGATATATACTTGTATCAAATGATGATGTGAAAAATTTATGCATTATAGTGCCCTCCCTTTTATGTCTTTGTTTGGATATTTAACTTCAAATATGGATGGGTCTAAAGAAGGATAGACAATCTTACCTTTAGTTGCTTCATCCACATTATATCTATTTGGAGAATAGTTTCCATCTCCTCCACATAAATTATATACTTTAACCGATGGTACACTCATTACACCTTCTACATTTGCAAGAATTAATTCTATTTCTGAAATGTTTATTGGTTTATTAAATGTCCAATTATCTATATTAAAGTAATCTTGCAATTGAATTAAACAATTAGCAAGTACTTCGTTTTTGTTATAGTTTTGATAACATATAACTTCAAAATCTAATCCAATATTAATGATATATCCATTTATTAAATTAACTGCATCAGTAATCATTCGATACTCTCCCAAATAAGTTTTAAGATTTTGCTTAACCGATTGATTTAAATTTGTTAATTTTTTATCACCATCATACCCCAATACATACATATTGATTGCAAATGGATTATTAACTTCAGCTATTGCTGTTTTCTTTTGAGTAAGATACTTAACTAATTCTTTTTGAATATCTTGTTTAGATTTATCTTTTAACGATTCCACTATACCAACAAATTCTGCTATATTTTTAGGATTAGCAAGAATAGATGCAGGAGAATTGTTATCAATTTCACCATCGGGACTTACATATACTTTTGCAACACTACCATATCTTTCCGGCATTGATAATGCTCTTACAACGTAATCTTGTTTAGTTACTGCTCTATTTTGAGAACCAAACATTGCAATTGCATTTTGTCTGATTTCTTCAATTGATTCAACTCCTCTCCCTCCCACAGCGGGTTCTAAATTTTCAACCGCTACTGAACTTTTATAAGTTTGATAAGCTGCTCTTTGTGCATTGGTTGTAAATGATTGTAAATCTTCTTCAAAATTAATTTTAGTAATAGAAGTTAAATCACCAGAATTTACATTTGAACCAATTCCGCCACCTGTTAAATATTTTACAGTTAAAGTTTTATTAGTAGGTGCAATGCCAAATGTGTTTGTTTTTAAAAAATTAGATGGGTCAATTGAATCATTTAATCTATTAATAGAATTTGCCAATCCTAACCCAATATTTTTAGTATTTGGTAATATTATTTCATCAGCCATTGATGTATCACCACTTCCGAATTGTAAATCTAATGTATTATCAGAATTTACTTTAGTTGAAAATCTATATGGTACTTTTTGTACTTCTAAAATATATGGAGTAGTTCCAACCGAATCGCTCATCTCGCTATCAGCTTCAATATTAGCAGATTCAATAAATACACTTTCTTGTGCTAGATATGGAACTTCATACCATTTAGTATTACCACCATCTGATGTGCATGATGTTATTTGTATAATATTCGTATCATTGATAGTTTTTGATGGGTATTCTTCATATCCAGCAAAATCTAATTGAATATCTTTTTCAGTAGCTGAAATAGCTTTTACTTTTTTAGTGATAAGATATTGTGTAGGTTGGCCTGTATTAGTATCTCTACTAAATACATCTATTTCTCTACTTCCCGAACTTGCAAAATCAACATTATCAACAGTTCTAAATATTACCGATGAGTTGGTTGATGATACCACCTCCATACCTTCCTTTATTCTTAAAAAGAAAGTTTCATCAGGTCGATTAGAACTACCACTATCAATAGATGGAACTAATTGATAAACAGTTAATGTAGTTACAGCTGGTGATGTTACCTTTGGTTTATATCCCATAGATTGTGCCAATGCTACTACGTTTTTACGCTCAGTAGCATGTGATAACATTGATTCTTTTAATTGGGTATCTTGATAAAAAGATAATATATCACCAATCGCTGCCGCTTGTTCTACAAACACCATACCAGGCGATGCTTCATTAAAATCTGAATATGTATTGGGGAAATAAGTTTTAGTATAATCGATAAGATTTTGCTTTAATGTTGCAAAATCTTTACCAACATAATTTATCTTCTTATTATCCGCTCCCCAGCTCTTATCTAAAGGTTTGATAGCCATTTTTAATTATTTACATTTATTTGTACCGATTCTGATAGATTGGGGTTATTCTTTAGAGAAAACTTTATATCTAAACCAATACGATTATTATCTATATCATTACTATCATAATCAAATATAATTTCATCTATATTCAAATATGGTAACCATTGTGAAACTGCATCTACAATGTAACTTTCTATTTTAGCTTCTATTATTCCCTCACTAATTTGCTCAAACAATACTAACCAAATATCACAACCAAATTCAGGTTGCATTAATCGTTCACCCTTTTTAGTTAAAATTAAATTTTTTAAATTATCTTTAGCTTGGGTTAAAGTTGTGTAATTTGTTGCAAAAATACCATTAGAATTAGAACTTCTATTAATTCCAATTCCAAGTACTTTATAATCATTTTCCGTTAAATCGGTTACATTAACTTTACCAAGCTCTATTGCCATTATCTACGTTTTTTTTCTTGCTCTGCAAAAACCTTTGTTAATGCACTATAATCTCTTGTTAATGCTTTTATCGTAGCATCTTGTAATGCATCTCCAGTAGATTCTATTTGTTGTGGAATATTTTGTGGTACATCTATACTTCTAAAATCCATTGTATCCCAATCTTCTTCCACTCCTCTTTTTGGTTGCATCATATCTAATACACTACCCCCACCATGCCCACCTTCTACTCTTTGCTCTGCAGAAAATGGTTGAGTCATATTCAAAATCTCATTTATCATAGGGTCTTTTGAAAATTCCCTTTGAGGTTGTTGTACTCTTTTTTGCGTTGGTACTACTGTTTGTTTTCTAATAGGAACGGTAGTATTCACCTCCGTTAATTCTGCTAACGATGGTGTTGATTTTCTTTGTGTGTTCAATGTAACCGCACCAGATTTGATAAGTTTAGCAACTTCTTCTTTAACTTGTGCTTTGACTTCATTCTTCACCACTTCTTTAATTAGTGATACTAAAATGTCTGATTTCATAAAATTATTGTTCTGTTTGTTAATAAATATAAAAAGATTAAATTTACCCTATTATTGTATACCCATTCCAATTTAATATTGCAGGAGCGGGTGGAGCAGGTGGAGGATATTGTGCTATTACTGACATTGTACCACTTACTCCCATTAAATGGAATTTGGCTAATTGTACAAATGGGTTTAAAAATATATTAGTAGGTTCGGTAAATACCAATATTGGTGGTATAAACCATATGTTAGGAATATTGGGTATTAACCCTTTAATTAAATCATATGCCATTGCCAACAATTCTTCTTTTGTTGGAATCATATCTTCAATCATTTTTTTAAATTCCTCTTTGGTTGGTAATTTTGGTATATCAATTCCAGGCAATTCTATTTCAGGAACTAACCCATCAATAGTATCTTTTACGAATTTTTTTAATTCTTCTTTTGTTGGCTTTTTTGGAATTTGATTTGCTAAAGCAACTACCATTTCTATTTGTTGAATGATAGGTTGAAGTATAATTTCTTCTGCTGCAGCGATTAATGTTTTTTTAATTTCTTCAACCGCTTCATCTAATAATTTCTTTTTTGCTTTTTCAATAATTTCTTTTTTCTTTGGTAATTCTGGAAATGGAAATTTAATAGATGGTTTAAATTGAGAACCAATGGATGGTTTTTTCTTTTTAGCTTGATTGAATTCTCTTATTATTTCTTGCCCCGCTTTAATTAAAGGATGATTTTTTAATTCCGTTTCAACTGGTTCATTTTTTATTATTTTTTCAATTGTATCGTAAATTATAAATTCTCCCAATGGTTCTATTGTAACAGTGGCTTTTTTTAACTCATCAACTAATGCTTGAACTGCTTCTTTAATTGCTTTATGTATTGCCGCAGATGCTGCTAATTGTAATGGATTTGGACCAATATTCATAATTGCTCCAGGCGCAGGTGGCGTTGATTGCCATCCCAATGGTCTTAATAATGGATTTGGTAGTGGTGCCATTTCAGCTCCTAACCAATACGCATCAAATGCAGATGGATATATTTCTGCTAAAATATTAAAATTCTCACCATCAGAATCTACTCCTTTCTTTAGAGCTCTTTTAATTTCTTTGGCCATGCCTACAACATTCCCATTTAAAACAGGAACACCATATATCATATCTCCACCTCTTCTTATACAACTATCATATTCATTTGCTATAAAGTTAGCAAATCCATCCATATCATTGGCGAACCTTTGGCCGATGAAACTATTTAATATATTTATTTTGTAAAGAGTCCAAGACATTATTTACTTAAATAATTGTTTGCAGATAATAATGTATTCAATTTATTTTTTATCATAATGAAATCAAACGCATTTGCAGGGCCAGTGGCAGTAGGTCCTAC